GAGATTCGGAGCGACAAACGTCGTTCCGGTCAATGCCTTGAGCTCTGCTCTAGGTATCAGCGCCGAGGGCAGGAGAAGCTGTAGCTCCTCCGGTCCTTTTGGCAATTCACCATCGTACTTCAAACCTCTTAGCGATCCAGTTCTTTTCAAGAACTGTCTTGCTCTTAAAGGTTTTGAGGTCTCCTTTCTAGCCTGGCCAAGCACGAGTGCGGTGTATGGAATCTCCTTATTACCGACTATGTTGTTTGGACGAGTTAGATCAACGAATTCATCTCTTACCATCTTCCAGATTCTTCTGTGGGATGGCTTGGTTGAATCTCGATCTGAACTGATGTCGTTTTCGACTTTGGTCCATGCTTGATCTACCGTAAAGAGACCATCGGTCTTTATACCAAGCTGTTCAGCCGTGTATAGGTCGACCCTGGTTGAGAGCCCTCTCTCCCAGAGTTCAACTGTAGATTCCTGAGTTGCTCTTTGGTAAAGTCTTTTACCAAGGAACTTCCTTTGGAATTCTTCGACCTTTTTATCTTCTAGAGGACAAGACGGAACGCCTAGACCTCCTAAAAGAGTTGGAGCATAAGTCCCAGGGTTGAGGAGAACTTTCTTTTCAAACCATGAGGTCATGTTCGCTCTTAGGAAAAGTGGAGTGTGGTCGTCTAACTTTCTTTGCATTTTTGCCTCGAAAGCCGACGCCTGCTTTCCGTATCTTGACCTTCTTTCTAGAGCTTTGATCTTCCCCATTAATGGGTCAGGAGATTCGAAATTATCATGCGCCCCTTCTTTCCTGAATTGGTTGAAGAGTCGCATTCTTGGACAATCTATGAAGATTGTTGAAGAGTACATAGGTGCCAGACCGAAGTCCTGGCAGTAGTGCACATAGTGCCTGCTAATTCTGTACTTTTCCCAAGAGATTTCGAAACCCATTGATTCGAGCGCTTTTGGTATGTTCATGAGACTTTCCACACTAGAAGATATTCCAGTGTGGTCGTCTCCTGCACAGCCAAAGTGTAAAATCGACCTGTTTCCCCATGTTGAGAATTGATGCATTTGCACTTTTCTCATTAATGCAGGGTTTAACAATTCCTTGACGTTTCCTGTTCCAAACTTTGCACAATTAAGTGCGGCGAGGCTGGAAGCCGTTAGGACTGATTTTGTTAATGGTTCCCCCATGAGTACACCGACTGTTGTCGTGAACTCGTAGAGGTTGCTGTCGACTTTCCTTAGTACTGATCTGACTTCTTTGGTTAGTCTTCTGTACTCCCGACATCTCAGTTTAATCTGGACGTTTCTTGGAG